GTTCTAGCATCGCTTGTGATAAGACAGCTATGATTCAAGAATTAGTTGCATCTGTTGCTGTTGTTTTGCCGCCAACTCCGTGTGCGATGCCTCCACACTACTCGGTGCATGTGAACCCTTATGCCCGGTGTCAGGTGGGCAAAGAGTTCGTTGCGGTCTTTCAGACGCATTTTGTTGCTCTGCCCCGCCGCCCGGCGTGGTTGTTGGTCACGACCAAGGATAGCCAGCCAGTAGACTTATCGCCCACCGGATATGATGGGTGTTGGTTGATGGTCGATACTGACCCACGATTCTTACACGCAATCCACCCCGGTAAATCGGGTTTGCTGAAGCAGGAGCCCGGTCGGCTCATCCTCCGTTGGACTCCTACTGATGTGTTACGCGGAGCAACCTTCAATGCTCAGATGGTCTGGGCATCTCCGGCAAACGATCGCGGTTACTTATTCAGCCCATTGCTGCGTATAACTGTAGAGTGATGCCTTACAAAGATCCGGCTAAGCAAGCGGAGGCACAGCGGCGCTATCGTAAGCAGCGTCTTACAGAAGTTCGTGCGGCTGACCGTGCCAGGAAACGTAAGGCGAGGCTGGTTAATCCGCAGCGGCAGTATACTAGAGCTTCTCGCCGCAGTCTCTCTGACCTAGATAACAAGCCGAACGCTTGCTATTATCGTTTCTTCGCGAGTAAGCCGTGCCGCTTAAAGGCGCGATTCGTAAGTCCTACAGGTGCCCGATGGTGTAGCCTTCACAGTGAGGGCTGGGCTAGCCTAAGTTGTATAGAATAACATGAGAACATTGATCCGATGTGCGGCACTAGTCGCAGTTTGCTTGACCTTCTGTTCATGCGGTCTTTTCGGCGGCGAGCAGGTTCAGGCTGCGCTTGAAATCATCAACCAGATGGAGGCGCAGAATACGGTTACTGCGGCACAAGCCACAGCGTTACGCGAGGCATTACAGGCGACCGCCACAGGCGAACCGTGGTACATGCAGATCGGCCGAGTTGTGCTGGAGGTTGGTATGGCGGTTTTGGGTGTCCGGCTATGGCGCGGCCCATCAGCCACTGTAGCCGAGCGGGCAGCGCGACGTGGTGCATGATTGTTCTCGGGGTGGATCCTGGTTACCGTAATTTAGGGTTAAGTGTCACAAAGATCGAACCCGGGGAAAAGTCTGTAGAGGTCTTGCAGTCTAAGAATATGTCGGTGGGTAAGGCGACTGCACCGATGATGTTTACTAAGTTTCTTTGGCCCGAACTAAATCGGCTGCATGAGAAATACTGCCTTGAGGCTATTGCCAGCGAGACCCCGCCATTTATCGTGGGCCAGATCAAGACAACCGCTTTTCTTTGGTCGGTATCTTCAATCATTGTTTCTTGGGCGCACGCCCACAAGATCCCATTTCGGCACGCTTCGCCTATTTCGCTAAAGAGGGCAGTTAGCAGAACGCTCCAGTTACCCTGGTCGCGGAAGTATATCCCTAAAAAATCCGATGTAAAGACGGCAGTCAGACGCCTAGTTAAGGGGGGGAAGGGCAGAGCCACTTCTCATGAAAACGACGCTACACTCGCCGCCATCCTAATGTTCAGCGGGTTGATCCCGGATGCAAATAAACACTAGGCTAGTCATGCCGGAGTTCTTTTTTGTTCTGGGAACTCCTCGGTCAAGGACCGCTTGGCTAGCTAATTGGTTGACTGCGGACACAGCCCTTTGCTTACACGATGCGTGGCGCGAGGTTGATTCGGCTCCAGCACTACGTCAGAAGCTTCTTGGACTGAGGGCAGGGCGGCATTTGGAGTATGTCGGTAATTCGGATAGCTCTAACACGCTCCATTATTGGACCTTGAGGGCTACTTTTCCTGACGCTCGTTTTGCTTTGGTTGAGCGGCCCCTCGATGAGGTCATAGTTTCCGCCGAGACGATTGGTTACGAGGATACGGAGGAGTTAAGGCAACTACTGGAGAGGGAGAAAGCGATTCACCAACGTATAAAGGCTGAGGGCAATATTTACGCGACTACCTTTGCGGAGTTAGAGGAGCCTGAGGTGCTTCGCGATTTGCAAAGTTACCTCACTCCCGATATACTCTTCAATTCAGGGCGCTTGGAGTTATTATCCAAGTTGCGCGTTACAATTCACGAGGATAAATATTTTTCTGAAGAAGCCTTATGACAAGCCTGAGGATCAATTCCCGTTCGAGTCGGCTATCCTTTACAGGTGTTTCGATCACCTCTTTTGAGGTGCGGGCAATGTTAGTGGAGGAGCTTTGGCGACCTGTGGGAACTATCCCCACCTTTGTCGCTGAGGTGAAGGCGTCGATAGAGGATAAGGGGCTAGCGAATCCTATTATCGTAGTGCGGTTACCCAGGGAGGATCTTATCGAGTGTTTTCGGATAGACTCTCGTGCCGTCCCGAACTACAGACTACCGAAGATACCTGACGAACCAGTCATTAATACGGTCTGGGGCGGCAGTAATCGACTAGAGGCGATAAAGCAACTGGGGTATACTCACGTAGACTGCGTGATGCTTCCCGATTTTCAGACCGCTATGCAGGTACAAGACCAGCAGCGGGGTTCTTACCCAAGAAGTAAAGGTGGTGCAGATGTCCTTGTCCGCCAAGCAGGAAACTAAGCAGGTAGCGTTGAATCGGCTACCTACTGTCGAAGAGCTAGCCAGGGATCGCTTTGGCGATGTTGAAGGACTGGCAATCATCCAGCAGACGACGCTTGAGCTTGCTAAACATTACGCGACTCGATTTGGCCTAACGCCAGATGATCCCGAAGTATCTGTGATCGCGTCAGCGCTAGCTTTCGCCCGTCACAAGGAGCTTATTTTGCTCCTTGAGCTTGAACGCGATCTATTTACCCGAGTAGCCACTTCGCCGGAGGGCGCAACGTATGGCGAGACTCTGTTCAACGTGACCCGGACAGGGGCTTACAAGGAGATCCACAGGGAGTTGGATCGGCTGCATGTGCGTGCTGGCAAATACTTGGATGAGCTACGAGGACTGGCAGCCGAAACGGAATAAGCTCGCCGTAGGTTTCCCGCCTTACTTACTCTACATAAGTGGAAAAAATGGACCAACAGAGTGACGGTCCTGCATGGGTAGCGTGTGAGTGCGGCGACTACTGGTGCCGCATCCACCACACGCATGCGCATGACTGCGCATGCCCACCTGCCGGGCATGGTGCGAAGTACGTCCAGGTTGTCGGCAAGGTGGATCCTGTTGGTCACGGCCATCTCCATCGATTCGGGGCCCGTATCAACAACCACTGGGCTTAGCCCAGGCTGCTTGGGGCTCTGGCTTTTCGGAGTGCATAATAAGCAAGCACTCAGCGTAGCCTTGAATGTCCTTGAGCCCATCCTCGTTTGCCTTAGGGCCAGCCTCGCTTAAACAGCGTGCGATCTTCTGCAAGATGTTAAGGAAGCATACGTCGTCGGCATCTACAGCCCAAGTGCCGTTAATGTCGCCACTTGTCCCGTAGTGTTTGTGTTTAGCCTTGTAGTAGGCTGTCCACAGCATTGCTGTGCGTTCGTGGTTCTCGTTAGGGGGGCCATAGGCTGCCCCACGTTTTTTGATTAAGTCTTTGACGCCCATCGCTAGCTGCCCTCGGGTATAATTTCGATGGCGCGGCGATGGAGAACAGCCATAGCTGCCAGACCGATCTTAACTAGATCAAGGTCTGGCAACTGCTCTAGCTCCTCAATCAGGTAGAGTGGCTGGTCTTTAGGAGTCTCCGTATTCTCGGGTAGAATAGGAGTCTCCGTATTCTCGGGTAGGGGTTGACTTGCAGACTTCTCGGAAAGCACAGTATCCTGGCTTTCCTCCTCGTCCGCACTGGAAGTATGCGGCTTTACCATGTCGTATCAGTAACTCTTCTCCTGGGTCGGAACCTTCAAGCGCCATTTCGATGGCGATTTTCACACGAGCTAATTCTGCCCTCAGTTCCTCAGGAGTAATGAATCTGGGGGCAAGTGGTTTGGTTAGTGAGTCTCGGTTAATCCCTGCGATGATAACACCGTCATCTATTTGGGATGGGACTAGTGAGTCAGCATAGACTGTTATTTGAGCAAGGTAGCCGAAGGGGTCTGGGTCTTCGCCCCATACGGTTCTCCCATGTTTTTGGTATGAGTAACCGCCCATTGACTTGAGGTCGATCAGCATTCGACTAGGAGCTGTGGTAGGCAGGTATTTTTTGGCCAAAGCCCAGTCCTTGACAGTGATAACTATGTCAAGTGAGCCGCGCTGGTTGAACTTAGCTATGTTTGTTGGCCACCAATCTGGCAGACTAACTTCTAACTCGGTTCGAATGTCGAAACCGAGTGGGAGCGCGGACTTAATTGCGGCATAAGATAACTCATGAAGCAAGTGCCCAACGGCAAAAGTGGTTCCGATGTTATCTGGCATTCCTCCAGGGTCTTCCCCTTGGACAGAATAATAGGTCTGCCTAGCGCAGGCTAGGAAGGCTGATGGACGCACCACTTTCGCTTCGTTGCGTCTGGTGAATACCTCGATGATGTTGTTGGCGGCGTTTAGCGTGTGATGCTTTGCCAGCGCTTGGTCGATGTTCTGCACCGACATGCCGTGCATCCAAAGCTCTTTCAGAAAGCGGGACCAATCAGGGAAGGGGTTATCAGGCAGGGGTAACGGGTGGCCAAGATCGTTATCAGACATTATTGCTCCTAGGTAAGGGAATCGTAAATCTCGTGTGGCTCATAAGCCACGGTAATTGCTTTATTAGCGCCGCTAAGGAATATCATGGAGCCCCCTAATCGAAAGTTGGGGACAATGGACATGATAGCATCTACCCGTATAAGTCGGGCCCCATCTTCGTCGCGTAGATACAGGAAGTAACTCTCACCCAATTGTATTACTTTGGGCATGGGGGCGATTGATGGCATAAAAAAAGGGGCCTAATAAAGCGCGCTCAGTAGATGACAAGAACTTCACGCGGATCCATTAGGCCCCAAGCAAGCAACGAACAACACGGCTCTGGGCTTACGCAGCCCAAGTATCAGACAGCGGGGGTGAACCTGAATTCATCCCACTCATTGCCGCCTTCCATAACCTCATGGAAGACGTTGATATTGACGGTTTCACCGACAAGATCATTAGGGGTCTTGCCCTTGGCAGCGTCAGCATCTGCCCAGACTGCTTTGAACAGCTTGGTGTAAGTTGAACGGGGGTTCAGGGGTCGCTTGTAATTGACCCATGTAGAAAGCTCTACATCGCTGCTACTGCATTGAAACCCAATCAGTAGCCTTGCTTGGATGCCCTTTTCTTTGGCCTTTTCATGGGGCTCAAAGACACGAACTTCCGTTATGGTACAGTCGGGGTACGACCCTTCAGGGGTCCGGGGACGCTTGCCCTCGTATTCAGCATCAGTGATGCGGTCATTAAGAATTGCGTCGGGATCAAACTCTTCACTCATCGGTATCCTCCAGAGGCTTTGGGCCTCGATCTAGGTTTTTGAGTAGTTGTAGGAGGTCAAGGCCGTGATCGGCTGCCATAGGTTTTGCCCTAAGTAGCTTCTCTACGGTTCCAGCCAGAGCCTCCTTATCTCTGGGCGGACGGTCACTCATTTCTGACAGCGCATCTCTGACGCGCCTGTCGATTAGATTTGCTATGGATTCTTTGTGCTCGTTAGACATCGCCCCAGGTCTCCCCGTGTGTTGCGGAAGCTGTGAATCGGACGTTCGAGAAGGTTGAACTGTAAGCTGTGTTGGCTGCACATTCCATCGCATCCCGTAATTCTTCCCCCCTGTCCTTGCCGCCGATTAGCAGCTCATCATGCATAGAGAGTATCGGGTTCAAGCCCCACTCTTCAGCTAGCACCAGTGACTTACGCATGAGTTCGGCAGCGGAGCCTTGCACGATGACGCTAATGGCTGGGCGAGTCGATTCGGACCCTCGGAATATCCTGGTCCGGCCCGCCACGGTGCGAGCTACACGGTGCGTCTCTGCCTCCCTCCAAACCTGCTCCATCCAAGAATGTAGCTTAGGTAAGTTGCGCTTGT